CGCGAATAGCGCGCGAATGGTAGACCCGCTGCCTTTTGACCTTTTAGGTCAAAGCGCGGTCAAACGCGAATAGCGCGCGAATGGTAGACCCGCTGCAGGATACTGAAAAGGTACTGGCAGCGGGCATGAAGCGGACAAAAAACACCAATTTAACAGGCACGTATACCCGGAAAGCCTTTATATATCAGGCTTCTGTAGCCCTCACAGCAGCCCACAAAGTAGCCCATTTTGACCGAAAAAAGGCCGTTTTTTGGTGGTTATTGCGGTACTAACCACAACACACAACAACATGAACCGAGGTACGGAAAAGCCGATAAATAAAGGCTTTTTCGGGCATTAAAAAACCTTCACTGGCATTCAGTGAAGGCTGATGAATTGGAGCAGGGGAAGAGGGATTATAACCAAAAAGCCAGCATTTAAAGGGGCTGGCCGTGAAAGTAGCCCTCAAAGCAGCCCTTAACTATAAAACAGCCCCCACCATGTGCGGAGCATTGGCAGGAGCCGTTACAGACATTCTATTTCACTTCTTTATTTGTTTCAATTCATTCAGCTTATTCTGGATCATTATTTCGTTTTCAGCATCTTCTCTATAATCCGTAATATAAGGCTCTCCAAAGAATAATGAGATTATATCTTGCCCAGTATCAAGCAGGTTATGAATCATTCTAACGAGGCCCATAAGATCTTCTATACTCCGCTTTTCCTCTATAAGCCTATCATCTGCATCATAGACGCTGTAACTTGTAGGAGCAACAGGATTGTCAAGAATAACGTAAATACCATATTTGCGTATAAAAGAGACCGCCACATTGATTCTATTTGCAATTTCTTTCTGTTCCTGCACTTCTTTTGATGGCATTCGCGGGATATCCTGATCGCCGGTCAAATATCCAATATCGACATCGAAAGTAGAGGCAAGGTTTAAAGCAGTTGATATGTTTTGCTTTTTTGCTTTTTCGCTTCCGCTTCGAATCTTGCTGATAGTTTGATAATTAATCCCGGTGGCTGCTTCTAGCTCGGCAAGTGTCCAACCGCGATTATTTTTCTTATCTGCAATTGGCTTTCCGAAGCCTATTTTTATCATGAGATCCAGTCTATCGCGGTCTATTGAAACTCTTCCTGATTGATTTTCTTTCATTTTTTCGCCTCACATCGCCTAATTCGCTATCTTTACTTCGTTTTCCTGCTTGAAATGAAATAAAAGTGTCAAAAACATGTCGATATACAAGAATATAAAATAAATATATCATGATATCAATCAATAACGCAAGTCGACAAGCGGATACATTAAGATGCACTAAGCATCAGAAAGGATGGTTATGTCATGAATTACAAGAGCGAGAGAAGGCCGGAGACCGGCGGCGCTATCACAATTGGGCTTCCTGAACTGATGGCCCGGCTCAATTCCGGCCGACAGACAGCCGAGAAGGTAGCAGCTGCAGCCGGCGCGAAAATCAAGATCGGGCGCCGCACGCTGTACCATGTGGGGAAGATTGAAGCTTATCTTGAACAGCTGGCAGAAAAGCAGGAAGCATGAAGAAAACGCGGCGGATCAATGACCATATAACGATGTTCGTTTTGGACAGCCGGGAAGAATGGCTGAAGGCTAGAGGGCAGCGGGTAGGCGGAAGCGAAGCAGCGGCGGTCCTGGGGCTGAATCCTTACATGTCGAACACAGATTTATGGCGGATCAAGACCGGGCAGCGGGCCACCGAAGATATTGGAGATAAGCCTTATGTGAAGTATGGGCATGACGCTGAACCACTATTGCGGGAACTGTTCAAGCTCGACTTCCCGGAGCTGGAAGTTGGGTATGTCGAAAATAATCTGTTCGTAAACAGTCGCTATCCGTGGGCGCACGCTTCGCTCGATGGATGGCTCCGCGATCGGGAAGGCAGAACAGGAATCCTTGAGATCAAGACAACAGAAATACTTCAGTCCATGCAAAAGGAAAAATGGAAGGACCAGATCCCGGATAACTACTATTTGCAAGTCCTTCATTACATGCTTGTTATGGATGCTGATTTTGCCGTATTGAAAGCACAACTGAAATATGACTTTTACGGCGATATATTCCTTCAAACACGGCATTACTGGCTGGAAAGATCGGACATAGAAGAGGATCTGAGGATCCTGGAAGCGCACGAACGCGAATTTTGGAACCACACACAGAAAGGAACACAGCCGGCTACGATTTTGCCGGAAATCTAAGGGAGCAAAAGAATGGCACTTGAATTAAAAATTATTTCACCTTCTGAAGAGGGATTCGTGAAGGCCATAGTTTGGAATCACGAAGAGATCGAGAAGGCTGTAGCTGAGAAAATGAGCTACTACAAAGGCCTTGTATACAGCGATGATCAGATCATCGAAGCAAAGAAGGACCGCGCAGCGCTTAACAAGTTTGTGGCCGCGCTGAAAGCGAAAGATCGGGAGATCAAGAAGTTATGCTTGCAGCCTTATGAAGAGTTTCATGAAAAAATGCTGCAGATCATTCGCCAGGTAGAGGAGCCGGCCGCGCTGATTGATGATCAGGTGAAAGGCTACGAAGAGGGCCAGAAGGCCGCGAAGCTGGAAGAGATCAGGAAGCTGTACGAAGCGAAAGGCTTCCAGCCATGGGTAACACTGGACCGAATCATGAACCAGTCCTGGCTGAATAAATCTTATTCCCTGAAGAAAGTGGAAGCAGATCTGTCAACCATTCAGCATTCGATCGGGGAAGATATTCTGATCATTAACCAGATGGGAGAAGGCCAGCCCGCCGCCCTGAGAGAGTATCAGAGGACGCTGAGCAAGACCGCTGCCGTTGAGGCTGGCAATCGGTACATTGAAGCACGGTACGCTGAACAGCGGCTTGCTGAGACCGTCAGGAAAGAGCAGGAAGAGGCGGCAAGGAAGAAACAGGCTGAGATCGACAGGGATCTGGGAATCACTGAACCGGTACCAGCTCCGGAGCCGGTAAGAGTTGCGCCGGCGCAAACAGTAAGCCAGGAACAGCCGGAAAGAAAGCCGATTGCTTTCATTGCCTGGCTGAACCGTGAACAGTTTGAGGCGCTGAACCAGTGCATCAAATCTAACCATATCAAAGTGAAACAACTGAAAAAGGGGGATGATGATAGATGGCAGTGAACAATTCATTAGCAAACAGAACGAAGAAAGGTGGTTTCTCGCTGTACCTTAACAGCGATGCTGTGAAGAATCAGATCAATTCAGTGGTAGGCGGCAAGAACGGCCCGCGATTCATCAGTTCGATTATTTCGGCTGTCAATGTGAATCCGGCGCTTCAGGAATGCAGCCACCAGTCGATATTATCGGCGGCTCTTCTCGGTGAAGCCCTGAAGCTGTCACCTTCTCCCCAGCTGGGCCAGTTCTACATGGTTCCCTTCAATGACAAAAACAAGGGCAAGGTTGCACAGTTTCAGCTCGGTTACAAGGGGTATATCCAATTGGCTCTCAGATCGGGCCAGTATAGAAAGCTCAATGTGCTGGCAATCAAAGAAGGGGAGCTGATCCGCTATGATCCCCTGGCTGAAGAGATCGAAGTGAAGCTGATCGAGGACGAGGAAGAGCGGGAGAATGCGCCGACAATCGGATACTATGCTTTTTTTGAATACCTGAACGGCTTTCGCAAGTCGATGTATTGGTCGAAGAATAAAATGCTTCTGCACGCGGACCGCTATTCACAGGCATTCAGCGCGGCCGGCTGTGATGTTCAGACAAAGTACGGCACAAAGCACAAAGTAAGTTATTTGGACTATGTGGCCGGGAACTATCCACAGAACGATTCATGGATGTATTCCAGCTTTTGGTACCGCGACTTTGACGGAATGGCCTTCAAAACAATGCTCCGTCAGCTGATCAGCAAATGGGGGGTGATGAGCATCGAAATGATCAGCGCACTCGACAAGGACATGACGATCGTAAACGCTGACGGATCAGTGGATTATGTCGAGGAAGCGGAAGAGCCGGCAGCGGTGGCAACTGTGGAGCCAGTGGACGTTCAGGAAGTTGTTCCTGAAGCGGTACCGGATCAGGCCGGCGCGGATCCTGGCCAGGAAGCAGCTCCCGGCGCTGAAGAGGAAGAGGGGCTTGTGTTTGAATGATCAGCCGGAACAAGTACCGAAACAAGAAGATCCAGGTGAACGGAGAAACCTTTGACAGTATGAAAGAGCTTCGCCGGTGGCGGGATCTGAAGCTTCTGGAAAAGGCTGGGGAGATAACAGAACTTCGGCGGCAAGTTCCCTTTGAACTGCTTCCTAACCAGCGAGAGCCTGATAAGATCGGGCCGCGCGGCGGAAGAAAGCCGGGGCGGATCATTGAACGGAAAGCGGTCTATATTGCTGACTTCGTTTATAGAGACCGCACAGGTCGTGAAGTGATCGAGGACTGCAAAGGAATGCGCACGAAGGATTACATTCTGAAGAGGAAGCTGCTTCTGTTCCGGTTCGGTATACAGATACTTGAAAGCTGATTGCGCCGGCGCAAGGAAAGGAATTGATTAAATGGCAGAAAAGAGGATGTTCGCGAAAACGATTATCGACAGCGACAATTTTATTGACATGCCTATATCAGCAAGGCTTCTGTACTATGATCTTGGGATGCGGGCTGACGATGACGGTTTTGTTAATGCGCCTAAGAAAATTACAAGGATGATAGGGGCATCGCAGGACGATTTAAAGATTCTGATACAGAAAGGATTCATAATTCCATTTGATTCAGGGATCATTGTAATCACGCACTGGAAGATCAACAACTACATTCCGAAAGACCGGTACCACGAAACAACATTCCAGAATGAGCTGCAAATGCTGACAATGAACGACAATCGGGAGTATTCACCTAATTCTGTATACAAAGTGGATACAGACTGTATACAAGACGAATACAGTTCGGATACTCAGATTAGAGTAGAGAAGAATAGTATAGAGAAGAATAGTGTAGTGAAGAATAGTATTTCTTGCTCGGAGCCTTTGGCAAGCTCCGTGCCCGATGTGCCGGCGCTAATCCTGAATGATAACTCTGAGTGGCGGCCTTCCAGGGATGATCTGGACGGATGGCAGCGGCTGTATGTAGGAGTGGACGTGATAAGGGAACTGGCCCGGATGCGCGAATGGTGTAAATCTAACCCCACGAAGCGCAAGACCATAAAGGGAATCAGGCGCTTTGTTCAGACATGGCTGGATCGAGAACAGAACAGCCCGAACAAGTACAGCGGATCCGGAAGCACACAGAAGGACAAGTTTACGCAGCGCATGGAAGACATGCAGAACTGGGGGCGTCAATTTGAATGCAACAATTAGTCTTGAAGACTTCAGAACGATCATGAGCGGACTGATAGCGGCATACCCGCGCGACAATTTCATACCGAACGAGTACACGTTCAATCTTTGGTATTCGGCCCTGCATGACCTGGGGTACCCAGTGCTGAACAGGGCTGCACAATCGTACATAATGGCGAACAAGTTCCCGCCCACGATCGCCGACATTCGACAGCTGGCTTATGATCTTGACGCGCCGGCCGATGCACTGGCCGCTGAAGAATGGGCGCGGCTCATGAAGGCCCTGGGGCATGCGGGAAGCCCTGAAGCCGCTGATCATTGGGATAGGCTCCCGGAAGTGACGCGGGAAATAGTGGGCGGTTTCTCAGAGTTCCGGGAATGGGCCAACACACCTACAGTCGATTTAATGTCAGTACAGCGGCCGATGTTCATTAAGAGGTTCGAGGAAGTCACGCGCCGGCGGCGGCTGGTCGGATCTGTTCCGGAATCATTGCGGATCCCTGAACGATCGCTGGCAGAACGCGCGCCTTCCGCGATCGAGGATAAGAGCCTGCGGCATGAAGGCCGAAAAACTGTCGAGGCTCCGAAGGACCTGATCGCCGGATTGAAAAGGCGGCTGGAAACATTCGCCGAAGCGTGAACGATATCATGAATTTGCGGAGCATGGAGAAGCCCTGGAATGAAGAGACAAGAGGAAGCATTTGAAATTGATCTTGAATACCTGGAAGGGATCCTTGCGGAGCTATCAAATGAGCAGGCCGGCGCACTGTTCAAGGAAATATGTTCCTATGCCGGGGGAAGCAGAAAGCGAACTGAACTCGACAGAAAAACCCGCTATGCTTTCCACAAGATCCGGGAGCAGGCAGCGGGCCGGGGAGATCATGCAAAGCAGAAAGGAAACGACACATGATTAAGCGAAACAAATGTCGAGTGATACTGATCACAGGTCTGCCCGGTTCCGGTAAAACATACTATGCCAGGGAACATTTGGAAAATGGGATCGTGTATGATCTTGATCACATTGCTGCAGCATTCAGGCTTAAAGACCCGCACAGTGAGCGCCATGATGAAGCACGGATGCTTGCGAACGATCTTCTTAAAGTGTTTGCTGATCAGGCAAGGAAACGCGCCAGCAAAGTATTTATTATCAGAACTGCCCCTGATGCCTCAGAGATTGAAGCGGTACATCCTGACAAGATTGTGATATGTGGGGGGAAGTATAACATTACGGCCCGGCCAGATTACACTCAGATTAACCGTGAAGATTATCTGCGCAGGCTCCAAACGGTAAGGATTATAGCGCAGCGCTACAGCATACCTGTAGAGGAAGTATAGATGATCTGTCGACTTGCGCCGGCGCAATCGCTCAGAAAATTTTTGTGTCGTGTCTGAAAGGCGGACACATCTTCAAGGTACAGAGGGGCAGGGGGTGGGGGCAGGGCCTGGCTCCTACAGATGAAATGAGAATCATTGTTGAATAAATAAAAATATTTTTTTATTTTAAATATTTTTGCAATTTATTCTCGGAATCTTTTGTAAATAGCCCCCCAGGGGGATATTCCCCTTTTGTAAGAGAGGGGCCAGCAACGGGGGCACACACTCGACAAAACATCTACCACACGCGCGTGAAGGATTTTTTTAGGAAAGGCAGGGAGAGAGACAGATGGACAAATGAACACACGTAAAACAGGCCTGAAAAGGCAGAAAATAACGGCCGATTAGGCAGTTAAAAATACTGTGGCGCGGATCCGCGCACCTCTGAAATAACAAATAACTGACAGAAAGCTCGATATTGAGCGATATTGCGAAAATGCAAAGAAAGGACTGAAGAAACAATGTTGTACCCGAACCAGTTAAACATTATCACCTATAAAGACACGGCCCCTGTAATGATCGAGGATAAGGAAGGCGCCATTGATCGTCTCGGCTTCAAGAAGGCGCGTAAAAAGATGGATGAAGCGCACAATAATATGATCAACACGAAGTATCAGCTCGCAATCTATACGCAGTTTCCTTCAGATCTTCGTGCTGATCAGCGAGAAGAGAGCGGCCCGCTGGCCGATGTGTTCGACAGCTCCCCCCGCCGACATATTCCCACACAGGAAGATCTTCAGCGTGCAATCGACAGTCCTTCTTATGCAGATCCGGAATATAGGAAGGTAGCTAAAGAGTACCTGGAGAAGATCCTTCCCGCCGTGAATGCTGAACGCGACAGATTGACAGAGGAAATTGCTTCAGCGGCTGCAGAACTTGAAGCGGTAACACTGGAATACAAAGAGAAGCTGGAAGCCGCAAAGCGGAATCTCAAAAACTTCAATCGTGATGTATTCGCTGAATATAAGAAGTTTGAGGAAGCCAGCAGGGGCGGCCACACTCCGGAGAACTTCGTTATTACTTCCGGAAGATACAAGCCTATTCTCGGCTTTTACACACCTTCCGCTTCTGAGGCACCGGAAGCACTGGAAGCTGTACTTGAAACGATGGAGAAGTATGAAGAATCTTTGAAGTTCAGAAAATCAGATGCTAATACAGAGCTGCAGAAGGAATACATGAGATCGGCGGCCGCTGCCCGCACAATGGGAGCAACTGAAGCGCGCGGAAACGTGAACGCTGAAGGGATTGATTTTGACGGAAGGAAGGCGGCGCCTAAGAAGAGCTATTTCTTCAAGTTCTTGGGGAAATGATAACATGATGGGATCTTGCCGGGGACCAGATCGGCGCATGTACTGATCTTTCAGATTAATCAGACAACAAAAGCCCCGGCGATTAAACCGGGGCCTTGCTGAGCCAAAACCACAACTAGCAAACGGGGGTACATTGGCAAGAAACTGCATCATTATCTGCACACTTCAATACATGAATGATATCATGTATCCTTGATTCGCACAACCTGAAATGTTGTCATTTTGAAAATATCAGGGGAATAGATGGGGATATGGAGCTAAGACGACAGACATTAGCAACCGCGTATTTGCCGTTTTAAGGCATTTTAGTTTTAAGCCGAGTATTTTGTCCATGAAAGCCGAAAAACGGCCACAGCGGACGCGGAGCAAGGCGAGGGGAAGCAATTCTGCATGATATCATGCATTTGATTCGCTGTTCTGTTCCATAGCCTGATCAATGGCATCATTAATAAACTGATTCACGGATATTCCTTTTTCATTGGCAGCGTCCTGAATGGCTGCCTTCTTCCCCTTTGGAACCCGGATCAGTATATTATCTACCTTCGTAGTCAGATATTTGTCGTTTGCCCGCTTTTTGGCAGGTGTGTATCCGCTGTATTTTCCCATATTCAGATTGTAGCACAAAACACTGGTTAAACGAAGATAGCAAAGGATAACAAGTGATAACAAAAGATACTTGACGCATGATATCATGTCGCTGTATATTGTTAGTGGTGCATGATATCATGCACACGAAACACGGAACCATTAAAACAGAATACAGAAAGAAGGTGATCAGATGAACAAACAGATTGATGATCAGATCATTCAGGACATTCAGGCCGCACTTGAAGCGATGTATGAATCTATCCGGGAAGAAGGTAAAGCATGAACCGACAGGACGACAAACCGCCGGCAACATGGAACGATGAAAAAGCCATTGAAGCCGACATGAAGTTATGGCTGCAGTCTCAGATAGTGGAACACGATGAAAGGGTGCTGAAAGCATTCCGGGCCGGATGGAAGGCGGGCGCAATGCAAACCGCTGCAAATATGGGGCATTGGATCCGAAGAGTTGTGTTTGGCCACAGTGAAACGGATCAAGCCAGCGAGAAGGAAGGTGTAATGAATGAGTTTTTATAATGCAATTATGGGATTCAATCCGGCTTGTGTGCTGATAATGCCGATGCTCGGAAGAAGACAGAATGAATGGCCAAGGTTTAGAGATTGTTTTGTTGAAGATGGCAAAATAGCAATCTATACAAGAGTTGGCGGCAACAACCGGGGCTGCGGATATGGAGAAGAAGAACTGTATAAGGATCCGAATTTCGTAAAGACTTACGATGATCATTTCGATAACACTTATGCAACATATATATTCAATGTTCCGGAAAAATGGAAACAGGATTTTGACAGGATCTGCGAAGGGAAGCTCAGTGAGGTTTCAGACGAATACTATAATTACCTGAATGAGTTCTTTCCGCTCTTTAGCAGCAAGGGATTATTAAAAAACATTTTCAGACCTGAAGAGCAACAGGATCCTGGAACGGAAGAGGACCAGAAAGGCGGTACCAATGACTGAAGCAAGAACGACTTATGAGAAACTGAAGGAAGCCGCACACCTGGCTGATGTGATCGAGGCGGCCGAAAGTGGTTATGTTGCGCTGGATGATCAGAGCATTCGCGCACTTGATGAACAGCTCCTGGCCATGATTGACAGGATCCGGGAAGCACAAAGTGAAAAAATCTCAGGCGCTGCCACACCTGAGACTTATGAAACCCATTAACTAACAACACAGAAAGGAAAAGGGATTCTTCATGATTGTATCATGCGGAATCCCCCAGGAACAAGAGCAATGATGCGGAGCATGAGGAAAGAAATTGATGGATACAACGAGTTGAGAGACAAAAAAGGCGGCAACTTTGGCGCGTTCTATAATTCTGATTTGGATGAACTTAGAAAGATTGCTTTTGATGAATCCGGAACAAATTTCCGTGAAGTTGTCCTTATAGCTGTATGGAACGGACTAAGAGCCGGCTTCATGATCGGGTACCGCGCCGGCCTCAGAGGAGCCAGCAAGCGTAACAGGGGTAAAGCGATATGACAGCAAAACAGTTATTTATTCAGATCGAAGACAAATTGCACGAGGCTATGGCCTTGTGTGACATAGTAGGGGCGGCGGCTTCTTCAGACGGCTTTGATCTTAACAGCGAAAGCGTATCAAGAGTTATGGCGATTGCAGTATTAGACTTGCATGAGGTTTTGGAAATTTGTACCAGCGAAACGGAAGAAAAAAGCGAAGAGGGGAGATGAAACAATGACAGCAGAACAGATTAATGAGGTATTGAAACAGCGTGATCCTGAATGGATTCGCTCATTCATGGAACTGGCAAAACAGTATGAAGGGGCTACACCTGAACACAGAGAAAAGGCGCTGGAATTTCTGAGAGAGCGCAAGGGGTGATCATGAGAGCATCAGGTACATTTCGATATTAGGGCTGCTGCCGCTAGCAACTACTCAGCTTAGTATTGAATGACCGAATGAAACCAATAATAGCCAGGTGTTACAGCCTGGCTATTTGATTAAGAGCAACAGATAACACATACAGAAAGGGAACTGATCAATGTCGAATGCTTTAAAATGTCCGTTTTGTTCCGAAACAGACGCTCCCGGAAAGCCGATGTTCACAGTTGAAATGATAAAACACATTCATTCTATCGAATACCGGGTAATGTGTACGAAGTGCGGAAATGCTGTATACAGGCCGCGTCTCGACAGGAAGCGCCTGAACTGTATATATAATTCTACCCGGCCACTAATGAAAGAAGATATTCAGGAAAAGGTTCATAAGCTATTGAAGCGCCACGGCAAAAAGACAGATAAGGCTCGCTTCTTTGCTATGTACCTTGAAAGGGATCCTGAGTTTTCAGAATACCTTGAATGTGAATTTGACTACATGTCTGCAAGAGAAGGAACTACTGATGAATGATAAACACTTGAACTGGAAACCTACCCCAGAGGATATGGACAAGGCAGCCACGGCACGGAGCTTCCTGGATAATTACCGGTTACAGATAAGGGAGAGAAAGGACGCTGAAGAGAGATTAAGCAAAATACGGAAGCAGAAGAAAGATAATATCGAATTTCTGCAGAAGCTTGCTATCAATGAAGAACAGTATCAGGCGATCGAAGAACGCTGCCGGAAGTATGCTGAAAAGTGTGAAGAGCTGGAAGCATATTTTGAAAACAGGCGGGATGAATGCGCCGATATGGAGCTTAGAATACTGTCGAGCATTAACAGCCTGAATGCGGGCCAATACACGGATGACATGAAAGAAATTTTGATTATGAGATATGTGGATGGGCTGGAATGGAAAGAAATTGCAAGTCGATTATGTCTTTCAAGGCGCACATGTCAGTACAGAGAGCTGCAGGCACTAATGCTTCTTGTGTACTAGGCGCTGAAATAAAAAGCGGCCTGCCTGGCGGGGCAGACCTAAAGCACGGATTGAAACGTGGTCTATGTTCTATAGTTTACCATAATTCTATTGTTCATGGAGGCAGAAATGGATTATAAGGCCACGAATGAGGAACTTGTAACTATGATTCAGGACGGATCCAATGTGAAAGAAAACCTAGAACGGCTGTATTTGCAAAATATCGGGCTGATAGAAAAGGTTATTCGGCGCTATTCAGGCATTGAGGAGCTTGAAGATCTGAGACAAGAAGCGTTTATAGGAATGGTAAAAGCCGCGAGGCTGTGGGATCCGGAGAAGGGAGCGAACTTCTCGACATATTATCTTTATTGGATCAAGCAGACGGTTCAGAGGTACATTGATAATTGCGTGGGAGTGGTTCGGGTTTCGGTTAATCAACGCGTAAGAATTAGACAATATAACCGCGTCATAAATGAATTTCGCGTGAAATTCGGAAGAATGCCAACTGCCCTTGAACTTGCGGCCGCCCTCGAGATTAGCACGGATCAGCTTGAAGATCTGAAAAAGGATGTACAGGCGCTGAAGATCCGCAGTACATCAGAACCGATTGGAGCCGATACAGACGATCTGACGCTTGAAGATACACTTCCGGCTTGCGGCGATCTGATCGAGGACATGATCGAGAAGATCCAACACGAAGAATTATCTTCTGAACTGTGGTCATGTGTTGACGAACTGAAGCCAAAACAAGCGGCGTGTATCCGGGGACAATTCAAGGATGGCTTGACACTAAAAGAATGCGGTGATGCCTTAGGGGTATCAATAGAAAGAGCAAGGCGGCTGAAAGAAGAGGGCCTTCGTGAATTGAGAAAACCAAGGTTTGCAAAGCGCCTTCGTGTATTCTTATCTGATCGAACATTATACAGTCAGGGGCTGAATGGTACTAGTCTAACCACATACAAGCGAACCGGCACTTCAGCCCAGGAACGGATAATTATGTGGATGGAAGAATTAAACGAACAAAAAATGGAACGTGAATTAGGGCGGCTGCCACTGTCCTAAATTCTTAGCTAATAACACAGAAAGGAATCACAATACCATGATGAACAAGTTACCTGTAGGATTTTCAAGACGCGACAATGGAACATTGCAGTATAGATTCAGCATTGAAGGCAGACGTTACACTGTATACGGTTCAACGATCAAAGAGTGCCGCGACAAGGAAGCTCTAAAGCGTTTAGAGCTGAATGCTCAGAACGTCACGAAGGTAAGAATCACAGCGAAAGATGAACAGGACGCAAAGAAGGCAGCGGAAGCACTGGCGGCGGCCTGGAATCATCACAGTATAAAGCGGATCACACCGGCTAACCAGCTCAATAAGAAACAGCCCGATTATATCGCCTATTGCGTCAAATTGTGGAATTGATCAGGGGTGATATTATGGCAAAGAAGCTACCAGTAGGATTCAGAGAGTACAAAGGCGGGTATCAGTACCGCTTTGTGGTAGAAGGTAAGCGCTATAGCGTTTATGGATCGACTGTAAAAGAATGTCGTGCAAAGGAACTGCAAAAGCGTGAAGAGATCAGTGAAAAGATCTATCGGAAGGGCAAGGGCCTGAAAGTGGAAGAGTATCTCGACAGATGGATCGAGAGCCGGGAGCTGATCATTAAGAGCGCGACAATGAGAACTTACAAGAAGCTGATCAAGCGGATCAGTAACACTCCGATTGATGAAGCTGGAACAAGTTTTGGGAGCCTGAAGCTTGTGGAGCTGGAAACTCAGAATGTCCGAGATCTGCAGAAGGCATTTCTGCAGGAACAAGAATACACGGACAGCGAAGGCAAGATAGTGAAAATGCGGAAGCTGACAACGCGAACAGCGAATGATTGTTTATCACTTCTGAAAAAGGCACTGGAAGCGGCAAAGAATGAGCGCATCATAACATGGAATCCTTGTGATCCTGTTGAGCGCCTGAAGAGGACAGAGGACCAGGCCCGCGACAATATCCACAGAGCATTAAGCGCTGAAGAGTGGGAAGCATTTAAAAAGGCAGCCGCCGAAAGTCATTATTACAACTTCTATGTGTTCCTGCTTCACACTGGCTTGCGGATCGGGGAAGCTGCCGCGCTGACAGTAGGAGACATTACCGGCGATGTGATCAGCGTTCACAAGACCGTGACCCGAACTGAAGATGGTTATGAGATCGCAGAACAGACAAAGACAGACGCGGGCCGGCGGACAGTTCCGCTGCGTCCTGAAGCGCGGGAAGCCCTGGAAGCGCAGAAGATCAATAACAGGATGCTGGCAGCGGGCAATGTAATAGACATGAACGCGCCTATATTCCGGATGCCGAAAGGCGGGATCATTCGCCCGGATCGGGTGAACAGTGACATAAAGAGTATTTGTGATAAGGCAAAGATCGAGAAGTTCACAGCACACGCATTCCGGGCAACATTCACAAGCAGATGCGTTGCGGACGGTGTGCCGGTCAAGGAACTCATGGAGATACTCGGACATACTGACGTAGAAATGACACTCGGACTGTATGCACACAGTAACGAAGAACTGAAGAAAAGCAAACTGCTTGCGGTCAATTTCTGATCGACATTGTGAAAGGAAGCCTGTTATAAACGGACTTCCTTTTTTTGTTGTCCAGATGCTATGTCGATTGCGCCGGCGCAAGCCGCCCCCGGCCAAAAAATCAGTTTGATATCGGGAGAGCGTACAACGAGCGAGGGAACCGCCCTAATGAGCCGCGAATAGCGCGCGAATGGTAGACCCGCTGCCTTTTGACCTTTTAGGTCAAAGCGCGGTCAAACGCGAATAGCGCGCGAATGGTAGACCCGCTGC